GGACCTAGTTTATTTACTAACTAGAAGTTCAAGGTGGTCCAAAAAGGACACTTTAGAACTTCGACTATACTAATTTACTTCAATCTTCCTATTAATATATATAGTTAATTTCGAGATTTTACAAACCACTCTCCAGCGTATTCGCCGGTGGTTGACTCAAGGATACAAAACATATATCGTAAATACCCTTTTATTTTTGTTTTTGTTTTTCTTTTGTTTTTCTTTCAAAATTAAGTTAAATCATATCATTAAAGATTTTGAACGGTTCGGTTAGGAACTCTTCATTCACTAAATTTAGATGACCATTAGATTCATTATAACGTATGGTGAGTCCAGTCGTCCAATCTTGCAATACACAGAACACTTCGCCATCAGAGTAAAAATCACTCAAAAACATGAAGAAGTCGTCATCACACAACATCTTATATACTATATGGCACATGACCTTGTACAACTTGACATCGTGTAACAGGAACTCCCTATTATATTCTTTGACAAATAAATTTTTCAGAAAGTCTGTGGGTAGACCATTATCCCTGCACACACGAAAACCAGTTTTTAGCATAGGTACATCAGCGATCTTCACCTTCTTACTTTTGCTAAGAAAATCCTCAACAGCACTGGCATAATTTATAATAGAATAATAGTTTTCTATAAATGTACCATTATTTAAAAAGGCTTTCACGAGATCGTATACACCATCTATAATGTGCTTAATTTCAGCCATACTCAATCTCGACACCTGAGAACGCAAATATAAATACCTGTTACTATCAATATTATACACAATGACAATACAATCCAAAATACGATGGCATCAACCTCACACTTAGGGCCAGAATATAATGGGCTGTCGATATTACAGCTATATGTCAACCAATCATACCGCATGCTCCATTCAAAATATCAGATATTCAATGAAAACCTATCATCAAACAATCTTTTGAAAGCAACAACATTGGCAAACATGCAGTGAATGAAACAAAGGGCCGCATAAGAACTCATCGGTGGTATACCATGCCTCTTTGCCATTAACGAATCAACCAATAAGCAAGTGGTGTCCGAATCGTATTCAACCATCAGATCCTTATAAGAAGTGAACCTTTCTCTAAGAACCGTGCCCTCCTCGAAATCCCTTAGACGGATAGGGGTTGACAATTTTTCAAACATCCTCTGCGCATCTGGGACAACCTTCAACTTACCGCCGTCTTGAAGAATAAATTTTGAGCAAAAATATGGGACACTATTCATCATCATTTTTGCCTCAAAACCATAGTCTCTGTTTATTTCAGCAGTTACGTTTGGCAAAGGGTTCTTCGAAAAAATTAAACTGTCGTCACCACTTATCAAAATCAGCTCAATGTCATCTAGATCATACTGTGACAACAAAATTCCCATGGTGACCAAAGTGTTGGACAGCCAAGTGTTTGGCGAGCCAGTTCTCCTCTGAGCACCCAAATCACCAGACACCCCGTTTTCCCCTTTAAACCTGGTAAAGTATTCCGTCATCTTGATATTTTCGTACAGATCCTCGGAAAACTTGAAGCACTTATATATCAACTCCTCATATGTTTTAAAAAGTACACCTTGAGATTTATCAAACATCCTGAAGTCAATCTCAGTTGTATGATAGTAATCTAATGGCATTTTTAATTGAGATGATATGAGTGAAGCTAGATCTTGAAGGTTCATACCTGAGTATAAGATTACCTTGTGGCTCAAGCAGTATGTTATCCTATCAAAAATCTCCAAGAATAAGGGTGAGTAGTACACATTTATTATATGTTGGTAATAGATGATATTTGAGGGCGGGTCGTAAGTCGCATATGACGACGTATCCATCTTTGGCTTCATATCACCTTTTATCATGAATTTCATGGGTTGAAATTGATCAACCATTAAAGTGTGATTCATACTCCTTTTAATGCGCCCGAACTTATTACCATCTCTAGAGCCGAACCAGTCATCGATCTTGAAAATATCAGGTAACACTGGATCATAGTTCTCTAACAACTTGGAGAAATTGAAGGCCTTGAAAACACCTGCACACAATCGCTCAGCCGTTGCTAGGATATCCATTTTCTCGTTCACACGTGGAGCGGAAAAATTTCTCTTACTCAGAGATATTAAGGCTTGCTTCCAAGTGTTTGGTCGTGCTCTCTCACCTTTGCCCAACAAATTTGAGACGATGTAATCACCAGGAAGATAGGTCTTACTTTTATCTAAAGATATATCTACATCATCTAGGTGAGGAAGGTCAAAATCATGATATTCAAATAATAGTGTCCTGTGAATGTAATCATAAGCACTAAGATTTGTGTTCACCAAGGACATGAAATCATTTATTGATTGGAGATGTGACGCGGATGGTCTACTAAAAGTCTGGCCATGTGTTTGAACATCGACCACCCACGTATAAGTGTCAAACGCGCTGTTTAAACATAAACTCCTTCAACACGTAGTCTTGAACTTTATTCAAGGCGCCTATTGAGGTACTGATTTTGTCAAACATCTTGTCGGATAACACCCTATATCTCATCAATTCTGTATGTCTGGATATGCTGACCACGAACTGATTGATGTCCTCATACAAAGGATTGTCATACTTTCTAAGCCTGTATAGATACACCTTCGGGAAAGTTCCACCTTGAACTTCATGCACTGTTTGGACCGATATCTGCTTCCTCGTCATCTTCTGGCAGCTCACATTCACATCTTCTCTCTCCGGGCGAGTGAAAGTTATACTCTTACCTTCAAAATCATGGTCCAACTCATCGATACTGTTGAAAGGTTCAACCTCAATCGATCGAAGGATTTTTCTATTCTCTCCTGCCGCGTAAACACCTTTAGGATATAGCAGGTCACCTTTTGCATCTGTGAGAGTCGAAAGAAGGTGACACACATCGACGGGACATCTGTATGACACGTTATCATCTATAGTTTTGAACGTCAAATAGATGTCTTTGTGTCTGACGCATAAGGTGTGAGGTACTCTGTTAATAAATGGTATTTGATTTCTGTCCCCATAGCATCTCACAAATTTGGTTTTAAACAAGGACATGATCGCTATCCATTCTCCGGCGTGGACCATAAATATCTCATCACAATAGATCTTATCCACAACCGCCTCAGTACCATTAACCAACACTGAGTCGTATGTGAATACCATGGTTTGCGCGTTTGGGACTCCTTGCTTCTTCAATTTGTCGATTATTTCCTTCTTACCATTTGATGTGTATGTTAGGGCTATCGACGTGACTCTTGCTTTCACATCGTCCAACATATTCCTAACAATAGTAGTGGTCTTACCAGCACCAGGTGGTTTATTGAAAAATACCACATCCCTATTTCTAACATCTGTGAATTTATCACGGTTGCGTTTTATGATTTGCTCCAATGCGAGGCATTTCTTGTTGGCGAAAAGACCTATCATTTCATCGCTACACAATTGCAACCCAGTTGTCCTGGTGTTAAAATCAACGAGTGCGTTGTCGAGTGTTATCTTACATTGCCCCTCGATCACACACGAACCTTTATCACCTTTCTTCAACCGATACCATTCATCGCCACCGTTCGACACATAAAGGGATGCATCGTCGCACATATTTCTTAAATGCCACACCACATCTCTCGTTCGTTTTTCTTGGAGTTGGTTCTCGAGGCATATCCGAACCGCGTTATCAAGTTTACCTATCTCTGTATGTAACTTCTTAGCTTCGAGATAGTAAAACTCACACACACAGTCGATCTCATCGACCCCGGTTGGATTAAAGTCGAAAGTATTTGTCATCGGGTAGTCGAGCATCGTGTGACTGATCGGGAAATGTACTACACAATTGATTTGGGTCCGGTCCTCTGTAGGTCTGGTGGTTGAAAAGATCAACCCATCAACCCTATCAGCAGCTTTCGACGTTGAACATTCAGAGCCCCAGGTGTTGTGTATTTTTGACTTTTCCACGTAACTGCCATCATAGTCGAATTCCACTTCAACGTCACTATCTCTCATTCGACTACCAACTTTCATCATTTGAGCTGATGAGGCAAAGTCCACATCGGAGTCTTCAACCTTTTCTTCCTCAACTTTGATATTATTTCGGTTGAATTTCGAGACAAAAATCTCCTTTAATACCTTATATCTTTTAGATGGTGTAGTCCTCATCAGTCGACTTTGATAACTGATGAAAACGTTAGCCTTAACACAGTATGTTGACAAATATTGTGCATAATCGTAGCAACCAATCACTATCATCAACATAACTAAAGAAAATCTTGGGGGAATCGTCGCCCTACATATTAAGAAAATGCACAGCAACCTGACGTTTTGAATAGTTAAAAAATTGTAGTAACGTCTGCTCAAGACATCTTTCGCTACCATCAGGTCCGATGTGCGTTCAAGACATTTGAACCTCCTCACGTACCTTTTTAATCTGGATTCCAAACATTTAAAAACCACCGCTTTCAGAGGTATCGTCATTGGTCCCAACCATCCAAAACCTGCTAGGGAGTGACAAATTATGGAGGTTCCAATCCCACCGCCAGTGATAGCCTTCTCATATCCAAAGATTCTCACGGACATAAGGAAGAATAAAGCAATGAAGAATCTCAAAGGATTATACCCTCCAGTTAAAACCATGAAGAGAAGGGATGTAACTGTGAAACATACACCAGATATCACCACAGAAAAATTTTCTTCATCAAACAGCCTCTCAATCATACTGTACAAACGGTTTTTTAGCCATCGTGCGTTGATGCGCATGTTACTAAAGAACTTACTTATATCACGCAGTAAATTGAGGAGTTTCGATTTGATGGAACGTAACAAATTGGAGAAAAATTTTGTTCTCCGGCACCAGTTGATACCTCTGTCAACAATGGTTCTTCCTCCTCCCCCCAAGGAAGCTAGATCTTCTTCCACCGTTCTCTGCATCTCCTCGTGAGATTCAACAGAAGATCCTTCACTTTTTGAGATATCGCTAGGATTCGTATAAGAATCAGTCCTCTCTTTCTTTAAGGCCACATTCACAGCTTCCTCCCAATCTGCATTTAAATTCTTGAGAAAGTCTTTCGTTGCCAAAGCCGCGCTTTTAACAGCATCAAATTGACCTTTCGAGAACTGCTTAACTCCCGAGGTTATTGATCTGAAGAGAGAGACCAGAAAGTCTTTCACGAAACCTACGATAGATATACTGTGCCTTTTAAAGAATTCGAAAGCACCGCATATGAAATTCGTGTAAGTTTTCGCGGACTTAAGCGACTTGGTACAGTTAAAGATGAATTTATGAATCTTTATGTACATCAACTCTGAGATATAAACGCATCCTTTCTTTATAAATCGGTCGTTTGTTCTCCCACCTCCTAACTCAAAAAGTTCACTCAAAATTTCATTTGGGTCTTTGGAAAACAGCTGTTGATTGTCTGCGGTGATAGCATCCAAGTTATCATACATCGTCTCGTTGTATTTTTTAAATCTCTCAAAAGACGACGAGAGGATCCTACTGTTTCCGTCCTGACCGGTGATATTTACGTGTTGAGTGAAAGAGTATTCACCTTGAAATTCATATACACCGCATTGATTGACCGTAACTTCATTAAAGAAATCTTTGTTTAAACAGCACTTCATCACGGATATCAGTTTGTCATGAGTCCAATTATAAAGCCTCTGCAAAATTCTTGCAATTATCTTACAAAGGATCCTATAAATTGATGGTGTATAGAACTCGTGGTAACTGAGTTTCGCCGATTTGTGAGCATGCTCTCTCAATCTCAGTCCATATCCGATCACGGCACCAATAAAACCGGAGACGACTTTAGGTGGTAAGTCGCCGGACATCTGGGTCACTCTACCACCTTTTATTGAGATGGACTTTCGAGCTCTGTATTGAGATAAAAGATATTCAAAAGCTTTTTCATCCAACCTCAATACCGTGTTCATAGAGTATTCCACTAGATGGTGAAAAGCTGCTTTATCCATTTTTATTTTTATGTGCTCCTTCTCACCATCTTCGTTCTCGACAGGCACTCTGACAAGTAATTTGTCAGTCTCAGATTTACTGTAATGAGACGTGACCTTATATTTTCCATTAGCAATGTCTAAACATGGAACAACAGAGAAAAAATGCAACTGTTTTCTGGAACATTCTAAGGTCTTCTTGTAAACGACCCCATTCACTTCAAAAATCTGAGTTTTTAAAATGTCAATGAGGTTGTCTCTATCATGATAATACGACTCACCAGCATCACCATAATCATAGCGGACGCGCTCGCCCTCGCAAGTTACTCTGACAGAGTCGGAGAAGATCGAAACATCACAGTCATCCTCCACTATCTCTGGGGGTATGATGACGGAGAAATCTAATCTCTTCGACTTGTGAGACTGTAGCGCTTTAGCCATGTCCACTAGAGTCATGTCGTAAACTTGAACTGCTATTAAATTCTGCATTTCAATACAGCAGTTCTGAGCGAGATTGTCGCAAAGTGTAATGCTTTCGTTCATGCCTTTCATCCTATCCAATTGATTACTTCTCGTCATATGGCGATGGGCATCTTTTATGTCAACAACTGGTGAGCAGACATGTACATTACTGACTAATTCGTGTAAGTAATGCACAACGTCACCACCAATGTCTACAAAGCTATTAAAATTATGCCTTTTAGCCATTAAATAATTTTCAGAATGCCTCATCGCCGTAGCTAAGGCATGAGAAGAGAAGTTTGAATCAGTAAAGTCAAAATTGATCTCTGGAAAGATTTCTGCAAGTTCTTTCTTATCTTTACTGCTTAAACAAGTGGATATGATAAGATCTTTCTTTTTTGAGCATTGTTGGTTGATGCGGTCGGACAATCTCGCTGTGATAGTATCCATCAACCTGTTCTCAGAGCGCAGATTTGTCTGAGTGATAATCCCGGCGCTAATGTCATCGAAAAGCACTTCGATGTTTTTTGACCATCCATCAACGTCATTTTCTAACTTCACACCCATACTCATAAAGTATGGTATGGTCGCATTCTTTATGTTGAAAGATTTGTCAAAATGGCATAAGTTCGGGCCGATCACCATCACCCTGCCTCTTAAGACCTTACCCAACCCACAGCCTAGTAAATACCCGTATTTTAAGGTTGGGTAGGGAACTAATTCTCTGGGCATCTGCATGTTGGCCAGGGCGAAGGCGTTAATCCAACAGTACTCCCTAGTGTGTTCACCGAACCTAGTTAGGAAAGGGGTGTAACACTTCGGGTGAATAAAAAATTTTCCCTTATTGAGGGTGGCATTGTACATATTGGCAATGCAAAATTTATTATTATATATTTTAATATCTTCTTTCCCCTCAATTTTTACGACGAAGAATTCCCTTTGGCGTTTATCAGCGGACCAAATGACTTGAACAGTGGTCTTCTTCGTGTCAGTGGTAGAAACTCTCTTCGGTTCGGCCCCAACCGCAGAGTTTCTCATTCTTCGTTTTCCGGCCTCTTCCATCCTACGCCCGGTAGCAAAGATGATGTCTCTTGCCCGAGGAACGCGCTTACGAAATTCCGCGCCAAGGTAAACTTGGAATTTCTCAGCATAATCAGGAATACGGTCGAGAATCGACAGTAGAATCATCTTTGCCTGGAATTGCCGGTTATCCAGACGAGCTTTTAGGTTGAAGTCGTCACAGTAGAGATGAGACCCGGCGGCAATACCGTGGATGAGAGTACTGACTTTAGTCCCAGCAATAGTCCCGTCAGGTCTCTGTTTATACTGCATGCGGAACTTCAGGTGACTGGTAGAGTCACAATAGTTATTAAAAAGAAAATAAATATCTAAATAACTTTTACTAATAAAATGAAACAACTTGTAACCATCATTGAACCTAGTCTTGCCCTGGATGACCGTGTCGGGTTCGACTGTTTCCGATGGTAAGGCTCCGACTTCACGATTAAGGAAGTCGTCAATTGTTTCATTTATTTTATCTACATTATATCCCAATTTATATACAACTGCTCTAGGTAGTCTTTTAAACGTGCAGTGTGGGATGTTACATAATTGTCTCAAAACATTGAGACGTCTATTTACATCTACTCTAGAAATAGGAATAAAAACTGCATTACCATTATCTAATATCTTTACATTAACCGGGTTTATACCGGGATATACTAATCTCTCCTTAAAGGATCTTTTTAATACTATATTATGGGTGGCGAAAGGTGCAGCTGGAGTAGTTCTGCTCAGCTTAGTTTGAGTTACTCGCCGAGTTTTATTTGTTTTTAGGTTTTTTGATTTTTTGTAGTTTTGTTTGTTTTGTTTTATTGATGTGCGCCAATATGATGGAACACATTTCAAGAAGTAGGCTACGCCACATGGTGGAATAGCCATTCCTCTTGGAAGGAGTGGGTGAGTGCGAGACACGATGGTGGAGGCCATAATATCTCAGAGGGCAGGTGAATTGTGCTGCGGCGTTCTCGCTTTAACACAAGGAAAGTATTTTCC